GAATATGTCTTCTATCTATGCTGATTCTGGTTATAAATTTGTTGTGGAATTTGAAAAGTATTTCACCAAAGGCAACCTTAATGGTTTGACAATCAAAGATCGTGTCTATTTTGTTACAGAACAAGATGCAAAGCGTTGGACACGTGATGTTGCATTATTGAACCGTGATGGTAAATATTTCAACTTCAAGGTGAAGAAGGCAGTTGCTTAGGCTTCACAACAACACGTCTTACGGGTTTCTTCTTGACAATTCGTCTGACAGGTTTTCTTTCAAGTTCTTCTTTGTGCTTGAGAGCCATCACAAGAAGCAACAGACACATGTTAATTAGCGTTACCAGACACCACTCGATGGTATTTGATAGCGCTATTTTTTCGTCTGTTCTCTTCTTTACTGTATCATGAAACTTACCAATTGTTGCCATGATCTCGTTCTTGTGTCTTTGATACTCATTACCAAACATTAGCTCTTGTGCTTTGACCTCATCAATCTCAGCATTGTATGATTTGCCTGATCTCATATCAGCAATTAGTTTGAAAGCTTCTGTCTCTCTACCAGCAATGATGTTTGATTGCTTGACGGCACTCTCATAGATATTAAGTTCATCCTTTGAAAAATCAATCTCCTTTGCTTTTTCAACTAAAGATTTTTGAATACCTTTCTTATCGGGCATCTCACCAGCACGGATCTTTAATACCTCTTCAAACTTTTCACGCCATACAGGATTTTTTGTTGTTACGTAATATCTTGCATACACAGTAAGATCATCACTGCTTTTTCCAACAAGAAAAGCAAATGCCATAGCTCGATGCTGGATCTGTGTCTGTTCTGCAGCGTATTTGTTAGTAGATAAGAATATTAAACTACTAATAAAGATTATACCGCTGAGGATGAATGGTAGTTTAGGTATCTCGATAAACTTATCTAAGTATTTCATTTTAAGAATCCAAATAATATTGATAGTGATTGTTTAATTTCAGTTTGATAGTTTGTCAAAAGAATCATAGCAATTCCACCAAGCCCCATGATATTCTTTGAGGCAGGTGGTGGAGCAATAACCTCGACAGGTTTTGCCACCCTCTTTTTACGTATTGATTTCTTTACCATCGTTATTACCATTAAGTTTTAGTGCCTTTCATACCAGATGCTAATATACAAGCAGTAATATTATTATGCTCAATCAATGTCCATGAACCTGTATTATCGTTTTCCCACCATTCTATAAATGCACCATTGTTTATGTTTACTGCACTCATGATTACAGATTCTTTATGCTCTTCTTTTAAGTATGATACTGCTTTTTCTCTTGAAGTACAAGAAACGGTTTTCTGCATTAGTTGTTGAGAATGTGCTATGCTTACAGTAAAAAATGACATTAAAAATAACGTCACTATTAATACTTGCATCCTATGCTTACTCCTTTTTAAGGTTTATATTTTCAATGCTTGACATATTGCTGCAACACACAACAAAGCGAGTAGTGTCCCAAGAAATATAGCCGCCTCAATAGGCAACCTATAACCAAAAGCCCAGATATCATTTTGACTTCCGAAGTTAGTCATTATCATTATACACTAAAACTCTTACCACACCCACAAGATGTTTTCTCATTTGGGTTTTTAAATACTAGTTGAGATGATCCAAGTTTCTTTTCATAATCTAATTGTGTTCCTATTACAAACAATAAACTAGTTTTATCTACTATCAATCTCCTGTCAGATCCCAGATCAACAATGAAATCAAGAGGGTCAGGCTCATCACTATTGAAATTATAATCATAACTAAATCCAGCACAACCTCCTCCTTTAACTTCGATTCTTATATCTTTATCAAACGATGTTAGATAGTCACGTGCTAGATCTGTAACTGTTATCATTTTATATCACCTATGAATTAGCCCGAGGGATACTGCACCAAAGAACATTCCGCCAAAGATTGCAAGCACAATAGTAATGATAAGGAGGATATGACCAATACCGATCATCTCATCATCTTGCGACTTCTTTACTGTTGAAGAAACACGCTGTTCTTGTTGTATCTTTTTGTATGCTTCACGTTCTGCATGGCTCATGTTCATGTATGCAGCTTCTTGTTGCTCTTTTAATTTAGCCTCATTCTTTGCACGAGTCACTGTATTCTTAGCAGCAACAGTAGCATTCTGTTGTTGTGCTTTTGAATTAGCTGCCGCCTTCATGTTCTTGCCGTCTCTTAGAACATCGGCAACACCAAAGATTGATTCTGCTAGAACCTCACCCCATGCTTTACCAAGCTGAGCTGCCTTCTTTGGATCTGTCGGTAACATGTTTTTCCTACCTTTTTGTTGGGTATTTCTCAAATCATAAACAAAAAAATAGTCAAATCATATCAGAATTCGTTAATATTTATAAATATTGTTAACGGTTGGCAGTAAACGTTTGGTACAGGAACTGTATGCAGCCCGACCTTATTAGGTCTAAAGGGATGGCAAGGCCGAAAAGACCAGTTATAGGACGGGATGTGGGGTCACTATAACACTATAAAGCGACTCATGCTTTGTTAAAGCGTGCCATGCGTTCTGCTATCTTAGATGACACAGTAGGAGGTTCTGTTGGATCAGGAGTTGAAGAAACTACAGGTTGAGCTTCTGTGGACACAGAAGCAACTGATGTTGCTACAGAAACAGGTTGAGGCTCAGGATCAGGAGTTGAAGGAGTTGGTGACACAGTCACAACAGATGCCCCAGCAACTTTCTCTTGAGTTCTACCAAATGCAGCAATCCCTAAAACAGCACCCATTGCCATATGGAACAGACCTGCACCTCTTAGAGTTAATGGGTCCCACTGACTAATTGGTTGTTTAGTAACTACCTGAGCAATCGACCATATGATCGGAAATATGATCATGTCCATTGTGCAGACTGCCATATACATCCAGCCCATTGCTGGACGCCATTTTGAAGTTATCCAACTTTCAGCATTAGTATTATTTTCTTTAGCCATGTTATTTTTCTCTATCAGCTATACGTTTTTGATTGCATAATAAAGGAAAATATCATATATATATATTTATGTAGTTGCCTTTTGGGACTACATATTTATAACTAACCCTAAATCACCCTTGCTTAATAGGAGGTCTATATGACTAATTTTAAAATTGATCACAATCATCTTTTCGGAGATATGACTAAATTCGACAAATACTTTGTTGGATATGATGGCATGATTAAGCGTATGGCAGATGCACATACGGCACTTGCTAAAGCAATCCCGAACTATCCGCCCTACAACATTGCTAAAGTAGATGATAACAAGTATGTTATCGAAATGGCAGTTGCGGGTTTTGGTAAGCAAAACTTGAATATTGAAATTGCTAACGGCACTTTGACAATTGCTGGTCAGACAACTATGGATGATCAAGTGAACCAAGGTATCAACAATCAATATCTTTACAAAGGTATTGCTGACCGTTCTTTTACTCGTCACTTTAATATTGCTGATACAGTTGAGATTAAGAATGCTGAACTGTTCAATGGCATGCTTAAGGTGTGGCTTGAGAATATTATTCCAGAGCATAAGAAACCAAAGACAATTGTAATAAATGATCCACAGTCAGAAACATCTCCTCCTGCAAAAAAAGAATTTCTAGCAGAAGGAAAAGAATAATGTTACTTACAATCTTAGCAAATGTCCAAAGATACTTGAAAAGATACCTTGAGTATCGTAAGACAGTATATGAACTCAATCACTTGTCAACCCGTGATCTTGCAGATCTAGGTATTGCTCGCTGTGACATTGAGTATATTGCTCGTAAACATTCATTGAGCAAAATCTAAAGTGAACGAATACTACTAAGATACCTGGGGGGAGCAATCCCCCCATTATTTTTAAGTTGATTTATTATGCAAAGGATGTTAGTATACAACATGACAAAATTTTATACATCCGCACAACTACATTTCAATAACGTCTTGCTTCGTGGTTACGAGAACGGCAAGCGTATTCATCAATCTATTCCATGTAAACCTTACCTATTCTTGAATTCAAAGACAGGCGAGTCGCCATGGCATACACTACAAGGACGACCAGTTGATCGTATCGATTTTGCTTCCCCTTCTGACGCTCGGGATTTTGTTAAGCGTTATACGGATGTTGATGGGTTTGACATCTTCGGGTTCACTAATCATCTGTATCCTTTTATCAATGATTATTATCCCGGTGATATTGACTATGATGTATCACTTATCACTAAACTTAATATTGACATAGAAGTTGCGGCAGACGAAGGATTCCCGTCTATTGAATCTGCAGATAAAGAAATTACAGCAATCACTATGAAGTTTGGCAGCAAGTATTGGGCGCTTGGTTGTGGCGACTATGAATCTTGCAATCCTAACATTAGATATTCAAAATGCAAGGATGAGGTCACACTCCTCACAAAGTTCTTAGATATCTGGCGTTCAATTGATGCAGATGTTATCACAGGATGGAACGTTGAGTTCTTCGATATTCCGTATATCGTTAACCGTATCAAGCGCCTCATGGGTGTTGAGATGGCAAAGAAGTTATCGCCATGGAACATGCTTGAAGAACGTGAAGTATTGATTGGATCACAGACACAAAAAGGATACATTCCTGTAGGAATCACAATCCTTGACTACATGCCACTCTACAAGAAGTTTTCATTCTCGAACCAAGAATCATATCGACTCGACCATATCTGTTCTGTTGAACTAGGCGAGCGCAAGATGGATTACTCAGAGTATGATTCTTTGTTTGATCTGTATAAGCGTGACTTTCAGAAGTTTG